CGCTAACGTCTGTGTTTGCGTTGGTGATAGCTACAAACTGCACGTTGTAGGATGAAGTGTTAAACACTGGGAGGGTAACAATTGAATCACCTGTTGCAGAGATTGGCACGTTGTTAGCGTAAGCCATAAGGCGAACTGCTTGGTTGGTTGCCAAATTGCTTGGGTGAATGGTGGTGGTACTTGCTGGTCCGGGATTAGCCATGATGTTTTTTCCTTAAAAATGTTTGATGAAACGGGGGTAATTAGCCCCCATTAACCTTTAGGCTGCTACGCGGCAGGCAAGTTCTGGGTACAGCGGCGCCCAGCCATACAGCACATCAACGCGAGTCGGGATCGAATCGTTGTTAATGGTGTATTGGCGAACCACACGCATGGACAAACCAAGTTCTTTGTCAGATGCACGACCAGCAAAGTGAACGCCATCAGGCAATTCCAAGTCAGCACAAGCCAAAGTGAAAGCATTTTTGTGCATCACGATGTTTTGTGGAGAAACAGTGCCAGTGTTGTTGAATGGAGTCACAACAGCAGATGCGCTAGTGGAAGCCAAGTTAACGTTTTGGAACTGACCAGCAGTGATGATAGCAGGGCTAACGGTCACAGAAGTTGTGCCAGAAGTTGCCACGGTCACAGGGGCGGTCACCACAAAGTTACGCAGGCGGTTGCTGCCGTAGGCTTGACGGTTTTGTGGGTTGACTGCGTAAATGCCAGCAATCGTAATCACGTCACCTTGTTTCAAGCCAGCAGTAGCTGTGGCTGCGGTCAATGCGATGGTGGAAGTTGATGCCCAGCCGCTGGTCAAGAAACCTGTTGCTGTGGTGGTGGCGCAAGACAAAGTAGCGGTGCTGTAAGAACCGAATGTTTGCGCCACAACGTTTTGATCCATCTTCCAATTCATGCCTGCGGAGTCACGACCCATCATGCCTTTGGTGTACTGGCTTGCGATTTTGTCTGAGGGAACAAACAAACCTTTCAAGCTGTCAACAATGGTTGCGCCTGTGAACGGCTCAACGATACATGAACGGCGACCATCGCGGGGTGCGCCCTCGCTGTCCAGATAAGCGCCAGCGGTCAGGTATGTGATCAAACCTGTGGGTGGTGTGCCAGCAGTACCAACGATGTTAGCGGTGTTGTTTTTAGCCATTGTCAGACCGTCAAAGTCGATCTTGTTGGCAATAGCTGCAACAGCAGGCTTCAACACGCGGTCGCTGAACATATCCAAAGACAACGCCAAATCTTGGGTTGTGAATTGGGTGTCAACGTGGAACTGTGTGGACAGGGTGACAGGCACTGATGTTTCGTTGAAGTCTTCAACGTTCAAAGCAGGGCCAGTTGTGCCGATGAAACGACCGGGTTTGCGGACGTTCAAAGTTGCACCGATCTTTGCGCCAGTAACGGCGAATTGATCGTCATAGTTTCTTTCGACTTCGCTTGAGAAAGTCAATTCGTTTTCCAAGACCATCAACGCTTCGTTGGTGATCATGCTGATGGTAAGCAGATTATTTGCCATGTTATTTCCTTAAAAGAATGGGTTTAGCGAATCTTTCCAGCTAATCTTGCTGCTCTCCAAGCCTGATATGAACCATGAAATTGACCATCGCTGGTCAGGTTTACATCACGCCCGTTAGCTGCTGATCGGATTGGATTGATCGGCGCGGGTGCTTTACTTTTCCCAACAACAGGCTTTGTCTGATTCTCAGCCTTATCGTACTGAGCTTCCAATCTCCCAATTGCTCTCAAGGCGGCTGTCACGGTCATGCCTTGCAGTTTCACAGCAAAGTCAGGGTTTTCAGCAAGGTGGTACAGAATGCGTGGGCCAACATCTGATTCAAAGATCGCATCCCGCACTTCGTTACTTACTGTAACATCTGTGGAATTGACCATATCATCAAAGTCTGGCATTTCAGCTTTGGCTGCCTTTACCCGTTGACCCCATGCGTCTATCAGCTTGGCGTGTTCGGCGGCGGCTTTTGCCTGCACTTCCTTTTGCTTTTCTTCCTGCAATCGCTGTTCTACACGATAGTCCGTCAACGCCTTGGCGTATTCGTACATATCGCTGAACTGCTCTGGCAAAGGTTCTGATTCGGCTACTAACTCAGCTTTGGGCTGCGTTTTCGCTTCCAGTTCCCTAACCTTTGCTTCCAGACTTTCCCTTTGCTCGCGTTCCCTACGGGCTTCTTCCCGTGCTGCTTCGCGTTGCTTAGTTATTTCTGAAAACCGTCTTTCCAGCTTAGGATTTTGTTTTCGATCCTCTGTTGCTGTCGCTTCGTTCTCTGCCTCAGTTGGTTCACTCTGTCCTTGATCAACCTCTTGCGGCTCTGTCGGTTCGACAGCCTCGCTTGGCGATGGATCAGCTAAACCCATTCTCTTGGCATTAAATTCAGCTAAATTTTCACTTGTCACCACATTGGCGGCAAGTCTTTCTGCTACTTCTGACATTGAGTTACCTCAAAGAATTCACCCAGTTGACCCAACTGGTAAGGTTTTGTGGTTTTTACCACGAAATTTTTACTGCGTCAATCCCATCAAAGGATTTTGTCCTTGGTCAATGTCTTGCGCCGCAATCGTTGCGTACTGACCTTGTTCGGCATTGCGTTTGGCAATCTCCATTTCAAGCCTGCTTGTGTCCATGTGGTGCAACAGCAATTCCACAATCGCGTCAATTTCAGTCTTGTTCTGGCTGGTGATGGCACGGGTATTCTGGTCATTGACCTTAACTTCTGCCATTGTTTCAGTGTTGTGCGCCTTGGCAGTGACTTCCATGAGTTTGCGTTTGTTTGCGCCCTCCTCCTTGATTTGGGCAACCTGACCACGGTTGTTGATTTCCAACTGGGCGGCTTGCAGTTGTTGCTGCATATCCTGAACCTGTTTCTGGGCTTGCGCCAAACGCATTTGGACTTCTGGCGGTATGTCTGATTTTTCGTCAATGTTTGCCATTGGGTTCATAGCAGCAAGGCGGTCGGCGATCACATCTGCGCCGGGGAAATCCATGTTGCGGAATACCAAGTCCCCCGCAATATTGAACAATTGCTCGTTGCCTGTCAGCAGGGGCATCATGGCTTCAACGGCCTGCTGGCGCTTGGTCTGGAAGCCGGGGCCTGTGTCCATCACCACATCATATTCGCCCACCGTCACATCATTCAGCACCTCGCCAACCTCATTCTTTTGGTTGATGGTGGTCATGTCTGGCTGCCCATCTGAACCAATAATCCGCATTACCCGTTCTGTGTCGTAAATGTGCGGTATCAAGTCCAACAGGATTTTGCCTGTATGCCGAATGGATCGGGTCATGTTGTCGTAGAAGTGGAAATTGCTCAAATCCACCTGATTTTGTTGACCAGCCAAGGCTTTGCCTGAAATGTTGCCACTTGGTAACTGATTGGGGTCAAGGATGCCCAACACCATCTGCAAGTCTGCGGAAATCGCACCAGCGGCTTCCATGATGCCTTGGGGTGGTGGTTCTGGTTGCAGGCGCTGCGGGACGGGGGCAGGAACGCCCTCAATGTCTTTCTGCTTGTAACGCAGTACAGGGCTTGACTTAATGTTTGCCAGCGCCCATTCGTTTTCGTGTCCCTCGTCCTGACCCTCTGCCAGCAGCCACTTTGCCTTGGGTGCAAGGGCGACTGATTCGGTCATGCTGGTGCGCCAGAAGTTATACATACGCTGGGGGTCTTTGGCAAACCTAACCAACCCGTATTTCTTCCGCTTATCGTCAACGATGACCTGTGCGCCGTAGCAGGGAACGACAGGGATGTATTTACCAGCCCATGTCTTTTCCTCCAAAACTTCCAGCGCGGTCATCTTGCACCACTTCACCGCCTTGCGGAAGCTGTCGCGTTCATCCACCACGGTCAAGCCTGATGCTTTGACCCGTTCAAAGAATTGAGCAGAGTCAGCGAAATGGCGGCTTCCATCACTCAGCAAATACAGTTTGGCTCGTTCACGTTCAATCCAGAAGTATTCGGCAATGCGAATATCCTCTTTGGTGATCCAGCTTGCCGTGTCGTCACCTGTTGACCGCTGGGTGAAGTTTGCGCCATCGTCTGCGCCGGGGTAATACTCTTTGAAAACCTTTTTATCCAGCACCGTGGTAATCAGACAGCGTTCAGCGTCTGACCCGTCTGGCAAGATTGAGTTGGGGTCAAAGTACACGGTAAACGGGTTGTCAATCGTGTCAATGTAGATTTCTTGGTCAAATGAATCCTCGCTGACATAGCGGGTATTGATGCGCCAGTAGCCCCAACCCATTCGCACAGCGTAATCAAAAGCGGTGTCGTAGGCGGTATCAGCGTTGGAATTGACCTCAATGTGGCGGGTCATGCCCTCAATGACTTGGGCAATCTTGTAATCAGCCAAGTTATTCACAGGATGCACCTTGATGCGTGGGCGTTGCATTCTCTGCTGATTGGTCACCTGACGAATGTAGGAATCAATCTTGTTGATGGTCAGGCAGGGTCGAGCTTCT